CTACAGTGCTTGCTGGATGGTTTGATGACAAGGATTGTAGTTGTGAGCGTTGCGGGTGTACTAGCATAAAGAATCCAAGAGATGGACGAGTAATTGGCCCAAAGTCTCAATGGTGGGAACTTACCTGCGAGATGCTGGGAATTGATCCAGATACTGGAATGGGTTGGGACGGAAGAGAGGATGATGAAAACGAACGTTGCTTTGTATACAAGGAGCAAACCGATGGATGAACGAAGCGGCGGATGCGGGGAAAGATTGAGGAGGGCAAGACATGAAATGTCCTAAGTGCGGAGGGGTAATGTTTCGTGACCGCAAACGCCTGACTAAACCTGTCGAAATAGTATGGGTCTGTTCGCAATGCCGTTGCATTTTCACAAAACAAGAATTGAAAAAGGAGCGCGAGAAATGAACGGATGCGGGAACTGGTGGGATTGGGCAAAAAGTATATGGGTTAAACAGGTTGATCGACAAATCCCCGACGAAGCTGTACGACGAAGAACCCCGTGGTGTGGCATCAACTGTCTGTGTCCGTCCTGCGTAGCCAAGCTCGAAGCGGAACTTAATCTGTACCGGAAGTTGAAGGATGCTGTGACAAAGATGCAACAGCCAGAAATACCTCTTAGCGATGATTGGGTAGATACATTTGCTGAGATAGACAAAGAAATAAATGCAGCACTGCAAGCCATAGAGGAGCGCGAGAAATGAGCGGATGCGGGAACTGGTGGGATGAGCTAAAGAATTTTGGTAGTACATATCTGCATGTCGATGGGACAACATTAAAAGAGAAGATGGATCAGATCGAGTCCGGGTTGCCGCTGGACGGGGAGAAAGGAGAAGGCGAATGAGTGAACGATATGGCGAACTGATGCGTGAACAAGCACAGGCTAAACTCGAATATAGGGCAAAGCAATCTGTTGCCCTTCGCGCCGAGGTTGAGCGGCTGAAACAGGCTCTTGCTAAGATTGACGAGGAGTTTGAACCAGAAGAAGGGTATGGCCCGTATTGTAGTTATTCGGAGTTGGCCATTGATAACGGACAGTTGGTAGCCAAGTACGCAGAGCTGAGCGCGGCGGTAGAATGGATGCTGAAGGTCGGTTGCTATTGGGGGATAGAACATCACACAGACGGTACTGTCGTGGTGAATCTTACGTGGTATGACAACAGACCCAGAAGCCATCTGGCAAGCGGCAAGGGCGACACAGAGTTGGACGCGCTGCTCGCGGCGTACGAGGAGAGTCAGAAAAAGGAGAGTGAGAATGGCTAGACGAACGGCGGCATTGAAGGTCCGGCGGGTGAAGCTCACAGAGCTCAAGCCACATCCCAAGAATCGAGAGATACGACAACATCCTAAGCCAGGGAGTCCCGAGTGGGAAGCTCTGAAACGGTCACTGGACAACGTGTACTTCGAGCCTATTGTCGTGAACGACCGGAACGGGCTGATGATCTCCGGGCATTTGCGGTTGAAAGTCTTGCAGGACATGAAGTATACTCAGGCAGATGTGTCCGTGGTAGACGTGGACGAACAGACCCATCTTGCCATGATGGTGGCCGCTAATCGGATGCAGGGCGACGATAACCTTTTCGAGTTGGCTAGTATGCTGGATGAGATGAACGAGGATTACAGGGCTATTACGGGGTATTCGGGGGAAGAATTAGAGCGAGTCCTAGACACAATTCAGAATGATATATCGAGCATTCAACAGAGCGAGAATTATCAATACTCCGTGATTGTCGATTGTGTTTCTGAGAAACATCAGATTGAACTTTTGGAGAGATTTGAGATAGAGGGCTTAAAGTGCCGATTGTTGATTGCGTAGTAACGTGTAATGTTGAACAGACGCCGAGATTAAGACAGCTTGAGAGCATCTTCGACGTTCCTCTTGCTGACGCGAATTCACGATCTTGGACGTGTGATGTGCCAATAGAAGATGACACGTGGAATGTGGGCTTAATTGTAGGGCCAAGTGGAGCGGGTAAATCAATATGTGCGACTGAGCTGTTTGGAAAAGCGCGACGAGTACATAAATGGCCGAGAGACAAGGCGATTATTGATGGCTTCTCTGCCAACGTTGGTATAAGAGAGATTGCCGATATATGTCAAGCTGTTGGGTTCAATACAATTCCAAGCTGGTGTAGACCGTTTCGAGTATTGAGCACTGGGGAGCAATTCCGAGTCAATTTGGCATATGCACTTTTGACTTATAATGACCCTGTTGTGGTAGATGAATTCACGTCTGTTGTGGATCGTCAAGTCGCACAGATTGCTTCTCATGCTGTCCAGAGATATGTCAGAAAGAATAATAGACAATTTGTGGCAGTGTCTTGTCATTATGATATAATAGATTGGTTACAACCAGATTGGATCTTTGAGCCGCAGACGATGAAATTCAAACGGAGGCGACTTCGGCGACGACCGCAACTTAATGTCACAGTTGGACGTGTGGACTATGAGTTATGGCAAACGTTTGCTCCATTTCACTATATGAGCGCGAAGTTGAATAAGGCTGCACGATGTTTTTGTTTGTTTGTGAACGGCAGAGCAGCGAGCTTTGCAGGAGTCTTGCATAGACCACATTCTAAAGTCAACGATATTAAGGGTGTATCACGATTGGTGACTCTGCCAGACTGGCAAGGAATGGGACTGGCATTTGTACTTCTTGAAAAGTTGGGTGGTGCTTATAGACGGAAGGGCTATAGATTTAGAATGTATCCAGCTCATCCACCACTTGTGAGATCATTTATGAGAAGCAAGACATGGCGACAAAAGAAAAAAAGTGGTATGTATGCATCAAGAAGTCGGGGGATGTCGGGAGCGTTTGGGGGACGCCCTTGTGCAGTATTTGAATATATTGGAAAGATATTGTCTGAGAGAAAGGCAACTCTTTTATTGGATTGAATCAAGCTGAACATCATGGAAGGTGAACAAGCTTATGGCACCAAAGACTAACCATCCCAAGAAAATTACAGCGGCTCAGATACGAGAGAGACGTAAGAAGGTGGCGTTTCTGTTGCTGGCCCGGCATACGTACAGAGACATCGCTCGGCAGCTAAAGGTCTCACTGGGAACGATTGCGAGCGATGTCGAGGCGACTATGGAAGAGTGGCGGTCGGAGTCAGTCGCGGCTATTGACAAGGCCAAGGAGCTTGACCTCCGCCATATCGCCAAGATTGTCCAGTCCCAGTACCCGGGAGTCGTGCGCGGTGAGATACCGGCGTGTGACATGACGTTGAAAGCTCTGACCCGTCGAGCCAAGATGTACGGATATGATGCGCCTGAGCAGTTGCATGTGGTAGACGATAAGCTCACTGAGATTGAACAGATGACGCAGGAAGAGGTTGACGCAGAAATCAATAAACTTATGGCCGAACGTTTACAGGAACAGAATGCAGCAAGAAACCATCGAGCAAAGGCAACGGGACAACAAGCTGGTAAGACTGCTGGAGCAAGAAAGAAGACTGCGTGCAAGAAGTAGTCTGGAAGCATTCTGCCGGTATATGCGGCCTGATATTGAGTTGGGGCCGCATCAACTACGTCTAGTCCATGCACTTGAGCAGGTTGAACGGGGAGAGATCAACCGGCTTATAGTCCACATGCCGCCCCAATGGGGCAAATCTACAATCATCTCACATCTCTATCCGTTGTGGCGGATGGGTTTAGACCCGACTATCCGAATCACACAGTCTGGGTACGGTAATGATTTGACAATCGAACATAGTCGGGAAGCCCGCGATCTGTTTATATCACAAGAGATGCACGACATATTTCCGCACGTCCATCATAAACCGGGTCGGGCTGGTCAGGAGAAAGTTAAGATTGAACGGCAAGCGGCTCATATATGGGGGACACAACAGGGTGGCAGATACTATGCAGCGTCGAAGAACTCGACGATCACTGGCCGTCCGTCTCAATTAGCATTGATAGACGATCTGACAAAAGATCGGGCTGAAGCTGATAGTCCAACGCAGAGAGAGAAAGATTGGCGGTGGTTCTGGTCGTCTTTGTACACGCGGCTCGGTCCAGGCTCGCCGATAGTCTTTGTGGAGACCCCGTGGCATCCAGACTGTGTGACAGGCCGGCTGATAAAACGGGACAAAGAGCTCAGAACCCACGAGTGGACTGTAATCAAGATTCCGGCTATATGGGAGGACGAAAAAGGGAACGAACATTCAGCGTGGCCTGAACGCTGGCCTTTGGAAATGCTGCAACATACGCGTACATGGATGATCCCACGAGAATGGTCGTCTTTGTTTATGATGCGTCCGACACTGGCCGAAGGAGCTATCTTGAAGAGAGTGTGGTGGAAGGGACAGAATCGGTACGACTGGCATGATCGGGCGCTGATAAACCAATGCGTCAGCCGGGCGATCTCCTTCGATACGGCGTTCAAGGTCGGGATGGAAAACGACTATACGGCGTGGACTGTCGGGGAGCTTCAGCCGGACTACTTATGTAACATCCGAGAGATGGGTCGAGTCAAGGTTGAGTTCACGGATCTCATGGCTCTTGTCATACGGCTGGCAAAACAGTATAATGTAGATGAGAAGCTGGACAGGATTCTGATCGAGGATGCAGCTAGCGGTCAGAGTCTCGTCCAGGTCCTGATGCGTCAAGCTCCCGACTGGATACGCGGTCGAAACAGAATGGGGGAGCCAATGATTCTCCCGGTGCCTGTTGACAAAGGTAAGACTCAGCGGTTACATGAAGCCTCGACGTGGTGTTACAATGGCCTTATCCGTCTCCCGAATCCTTGTCTGGAAGTACCGTGGTTGTACGATGCAGAAGAAGAACTGTTCGCTGTACCCGGAGCCGAGAACGATGACCAAGCGGATTCATTCTCGCAGCTCCTCTGGTACTGGACGAACCATTTC